TAACTGTTAATGCAAGAACAGATGCTAGTCCAAATGAAATTGCACAAGCAGTAATGTCAACAATTAAAAAAGTTGACGACAGAAGAATTCGGGGGATAAACACAAATGTCAACAATTGATCCAAGGTTTACCTATATGCAAAGTCGTAAGAAATACAACAGACCTAGCGGTATGCTCTGGTCTGAAAACTCTGGTACCTTGCTAGAGGGTTTGTATATTCCTCAAGGATACGAAGTAGGGGCAGCAGCAGTAGATGTTTCAGATCTAGACTTGCTAGACCAGTTCTTAATGCTTACAGATGACAATAGAACTCCCTTAGATTTTTCAGATGAGCGTATTGAAAAGCGAGAAAGAATGATTAATGGCCGTATGAGGTCATATCATACTGCAGACAAGATGAAAATTAGCACTGGCTGGAATATGATTCCTTCAAGATCACATTCGAATATCCCAAGTTTTAATATAGCAACTGGCAAATCACCATACACATCATATACAACAGATGGCGGAGCAGGTGGAGCAGATATGCTTGAGTGGTATGACGGACATAAAGGTTCTTTTTGGGTATTCCTTGCTTATGATAGAAAAGGAATTTTTAAAGGAACAGAGGCTCCATACGATCATCTTCAGCAGTATAACCAACTTGTAGAAATGTTTATATCAAGTTTTTCATACTCTGTAGAAAAAAGAGGCACTAACTTTGATTATTGGAATGTCTCGGTTACCTTGGAAGAAGTATAATGTTTGAGGACAAAGATTTACAAAATTTCTTAGAGACATCTTCAACAATAAGAAATAAGTCAATCATAACCGCTGAGTGGAATATGAATATTCCAACAAACATTAAACATATAGGAAACTACAGGTATAGACCGACACAGTCTGGATCTATATATTCTTCTCTACCTAGTAGTTTTGATGTTAATGATACTGGAAATTTTTATACAGGCGCAACTGATGCAGATATCATTATAGATGGAGAATTTAATAACAACGATATACCAACAACATTTTTAACTAAGAAAGAAAAACTACAAACTCTTTATTCTTTAGAGGATTGCTTCGGACAGTTTAGACCCAGGTCTGGAATAAATAAAGCGGTATTCTTTGAAAAAGGAAAACTACACCACCCAAACTTAGTCATGGCAGATAGACCTAGATACTATATGCCAGATAAAAATGACAAGTTTAAATACTGGACATCTTATAGAACAGAATCTGGAGAAGAGTATGGTGTGGCATCAAATGTTCGTAACTCTCAGTATTCGATAGAAGACGCCTGTCCATTTGTTGTCTATAAAGAAAAGGTTCCAACAAATAGAGTTGTAGTTAAGATGCAAACACATACTGGAACTGAAAACCTTGGACCATTTTCCTCACCTACTGGTGCATATGCAGATCCATTTTATGGAGAGTCAAACCAAAAGACTCCAAATAAGTGGAAGATTCAGTTCTTAAAAGATGGTAATTGGGAAAACGTTGTATCTTTTAACCCAGCAATAACAAGAAGAGACGGAACTGCTACTATTAAGAGCGACGGCTATATTGAAATTGCTTACGGATTAATAGTCCCAGAAAAGTGGAGAGCAAATTTTGTTGTTGCAGAAACATATACAAGCGTTTCATTGCTTCCAGAACAGTCAGTAATTGGCTATGCGTATTTAATTAAGCCAAATACAAATGACTTAGGGGCCTATCATATTTGGGACGGAATAGAGTATGAAATTATAACACCAAAATATGGCTGGTATATACAGGATGAAACAGTAGATAGACTAACAAACTTTGTAACAGATGCAACTTCTCCAGATGTTTTTATTAAGACATTAGACGGTAAGCAACAGTTTAGAGAGTTTGAATATATAAGTGGAATAAGAATTGTAGTAGAAACAATGAATACAAAAGACTCTACTTTTGATCTTATTGAAATTTCTCCAAGACTTGTTTTAAATGTTTCAGATAAAACTCTCGACTATTCTATTAATAAAAGTGCCTCTGACCTAGGACTCTCGGGCCTTCCAGTAGGACAGTTAATAGCGTCTAATGGTAGTATAACTCTTTTTGATCATGACCAAGCATTTAATACCAACAACGCTAATAGTATTATTGCAAAGTATATTTCAAGGCATGTTCAGTTAAAATTTTATGAGGTCATTGTCGATGTTGCTGGATGGGATTATTATGTTCCAATTAAAACATTATACTCTGACTCATTTCCAAAACAAGACTTAATGTCAAAGCGTGTCTCTCTATCTTTAAGAGACCTGTACTGGTATTTAGAATCACTTAGTGCTCCAGAGATGTTAATGACAGAGGTTTCTGTTAGTTCTGCAGTTTCTCTTCTGCTAGACCATATAGGCTTCTCTAACTATACATTTAAAAGAGTTGCAAATGAAAAAGAAATTATAATTCCATATTTTTTTGTTGGACCTGAAACTAGCGTTGCTCAAGTTCTTCAAGACTTGGCGGTTTCAACTCAGACAGCAATGTTCTTTGATGAATACAACAACTTTGTAATGATGAGTAAAAATTATATAATGCCAACGCTTACAGAAAGACCAACAACTTTTGCTCTTTACGGCACAAAAGATTTTGTAGAAGATAAAGAAATAAAAAATAAAACAAACAAAGCAAAGTTAGCAAACGTTATCTCTGTATCAACCCAAGATAGTGCGGTATACAATGATGGAGCAATTAACTACAGTACAAGATACATACAGCGATCTATAGGATCACTTAGACAGGCAAACCTTGTAGATAATGAAAGATACTATACATACAAGCCAGTACTGCTTTGGGAAGTATCTGGAACACAAAATACTAAGTCAATAAATAACGAAGTTGGAACACAGTCCGCCTATGTGCTTAGTGCTATCCCACTTAATTCAGACCTGACAATAGATGTACCAGAAGTAAAAAATAATATTGTAATAAATAATACATTTAGTCTTGGAGAGGCTGCCTACTGGATTACAAGATATAACGGATACTTTTACTCACAAGGAGAAATTATAAAGTACGATGCAGTGCAATACAATGTTACTGGCTTTGGAAATGTATGGATAACTTCTACGGAAGATTATCAAAACTATTTTGCAAAACTTCCATTTAATGGAAAAATATATCCAACAGGATTAGTTAGAATATACTCTGAGCCAAAGTATTTTGAAAAAGATGGAGTTGTTAAACTTCAAAATGGAGAAGTTGTGAAGCATGGTCGTGGTCAATTTGGAACAACAGTTGTAGAGCATTCTGCTGGAATATCTGATTATTGGAAATCAGATGACAATGTAAAGGGATGTTCCATGGCTTCAGAATATTTATTTGAAACAAAAACTGATTCTCCAGTAACAACTGTTGCAGCAGCAGGAAAGACATTGAGCACTGGTATTTCATCAGACGCCCTAGCAAGAACTTCAACAAGAACAGGACTTATTAAAAACTTTATGTCAACATCTTTTATTGGAGAAATTGCTAAAGCAACTAAATCACAGACTGGCACTCTTCAGTCATCAGCCCTATCTCTGACTGGACCAAACTTTACAACTAAAGAAAAACCAAGAGATTTTATTTCCTATGTTCATAAAAACTTAAGAGATAAAAAGTATAAGCACTTTGGAACAAGAATGAGAATCGTTGGCAAGATTGAGAACACTCAAGATAGAGGCCAAACATCTAATGGGTCTTCAACATTCTATGTTGTTAATGGTAGCACTCCAGATAAAAATATTAACATCTCTGGCGGATCTGGTGGTATTGCCTTTATGCTTAACCCAACGACAAACGTTGGGTATTACTTTGAGATTGCAGCACTAGGCGTAGGAAATTTATCTGCCGAAGAAAGACAAAGTATTAGCAATGTTTTCTTTTATAAGATAAAATCTGATAATGGAGTCGCTACCCCCATTTCTCTTTGGCAGGGTCTTGGTGAGATCACTGTAGATAGTGGCAAGTTTACTGGTCAGGCAAGAATGGTTGCTGAAGAAAATTCAACGGTATACGATTTGGCAGCAGAGTATGAAAACATTGGAAGCACAAGAAGATTCTATCTATATTTAAATGGCCAACTAATTAAAACCATAGATGACCTAGATCCTCTACCAGCGTACACAGATGTTGCACTATTTACACGAGGATCTTCAAGGATTATGTTTGAAAATGTTTATGCCCTATGCAATAACTACTCTCAGAATACAACATTTTCTTTAGGCGCACCAGTTAACTCTGTATTTGGAGACTCAGATATAAGTGCTAACGAGTCTTTTAGAAAGTATGCTATTAGTGGATTAATTCAAAACACATATTTATCTGGCATAGGAAACTCAGAGGCGCCAAAATATAACATCTATTTTGAGGAGTTTGGTAGCATAATGAGAGAAGCAGCCACCTTTAACTTTAAATACGATAAAGCCTTCCCAGCATTGACTGCAAAGATATCCCCAACATTTAACAAAATAAAAGGCTATGTTGTCTCTGGATTTAAAGCAGGTTCGTATGGAGCAGAATTCATGATATTTAATGCAACAGATACTGCAATTAGTTTAGATGAAACAACTGGCAACTACTTAAGAGTTCAAGGAGTAACCTTTACACAGCAGTCTAATAACAGATTAAGCGTTGACGATTATTTTAATAAAAATACCCTTACCTCAAATCCTCAGTTTGTTGGAGAAACTTTAATATCAAACCCGTACAAATTTAAACAAGACTACCAAGACATTAAGTTAAGCAGAATGACTTACGGTAAAAAAGATTTTTCATTAGATACTCCATACATTCAGTCTTATGATGAAGCAAACAGTATGATGAAATGGCTTATTGAAAAAATAACAAAGCCAAGAAGGTCTGTTGGAGTTAAGGTATTTGCAATTCCTACACTACAACTGGGAGACATAGTGACTCTTGATTATGAAGAGAATGGAATACCCATGGTCTCTTCCTCATCAAGCAGGTTTATAATATATAATATTGACTATTCCAAAAGTGTGGATGGACCAGATATGACATTATTTTTGAGTGAGGTAGTCTGATGAGATATCTAGGAAACATGATAGATGGCGGTGGAGAAACAGCATCACCAAATGCCACTGCCCCACTTCCAACACCAAATTCAGGAGGATCTAAAAGTGCTTCATTAAAGGCAACTGCGTATGCCATAAAGATTGCAACCCCTGATCTAATAATAAGAGATTCAGAGGTTATGTCTATTGAGATAATGACAGATCTAATATTTCAAGATATCGGTGGTCAAGAACTTGCAACAATTTCTAGACACGATCTAGTTAATGGACAAAAAATAATTTATGCTCCTATAAAAAACTTAACAGATCTTTATTTGCAATACAACCCTAACAACATATTAAGGCTTCAACAGTCTGACTCATACTTTAAGTCTTTGTCTATTTCAATAATGGATCATTTACCCGTTTGTGGAAATGGGTATGACATAGTTGAAAACCCTCTTGAGCCAGATAAGACTAAATGGACAAAGGTACCAAACTGTAAGTCTATATATGTAGATCCAATAAGCGGAGATTTAATAATAAACCTTGTAAATTTAAAAGATGGGGTTCAGGCAGAGGTTCAATTATTAACAAGTGGAGAGGTTTATGATGCTACAATATACAATGGAGGAAGTTAAATGATAACAAACACAGGTAAGAATATTCTAGCCAAGTACCTTGTTGGCCAAACACCGTCCTATGCTTCTCATATTGCTGTTGGATGCGGACCAAAGCCATTAGCCGAAGACGGAGTTCTTCCAGATTTTTCAGACAAAAAGTCCCTTGACTTTGAAATGTTTCGTGTACCTATAATCTCAAGAGGCTTTGTGGATGAGTCGGGGGTATCAAAAGTCGTATTGACAGCAGAACTTCCAACACAAGAACGATACGAGATTACAGAGGTAGGAGTATTCTCTGCTGCATCTAACCCTGCTGCGGGAGCGTTTGATAGTAAAAACATCTATTCATTTTCTGATTCAGAGTCTTGGAAGTATTCTTCACAAGGTTCAGAGATACCCGTAATTTACTCACCCTTAGATGACAGACTTGTAAACATAGTTGGAGCAGTAGCATCTGGAGTAAACGTAACATATACAACAGACGCAGCCCACGGTTTTTCTGCTAATAATAACACTAAAGTTTCTGTTTCTGGAATTTCTCCAAGTAGTTTTAATCTAACAGATAAAGAGATTGTCTCTGTTTCATCCCCAACAACCTTTACATTAGTAGCAGATGCTGCTGTTGTTGGTACATTTATAACTGCTGGGTATTTAATTAATGATGTTGATACAAATACTATTAACCAGATATATCCAGTATTTCAAACAAACGCAGACAATAAAATTTTTACCAATGAGAATAGAGTAGCAAGGCATGAGAGATGTAGGTTTTTAAACAACATACTTATAATGTCAGGAGACACCTCTACAGTATCTATAGAGTCTGACAACCATCTGCTTGCAGCAACTGGATCACAGTTCGTACAGTTAAATGGAACAACAGTAGACTTTAGTAAAAACTCTCCAACAGATGAACTTAGGCTAGCATTTTCTGTAGTTAATAAAGTTGGTAACGCACAGACATTGCCAACATCTGTTAGAATTATTGTTGAGTTTTCATCTACAGGCACATTTAAAACTGGTAAGTGGGCACTTTTTGAAGCAGTTGTTACTAGTGCAGATAATAACTTTTCAACAAATAGGTATCTTGTTGTGTCAAAGCAACTTCAAGAACTACAAAAAAGCGCAGACTTCTCTTGGGCAGAAATTAATACTGCCAGAATTTATGTATCTGTTACAAAAAATGGGAACAATACCCCAACATCTGATTTTTATGTTTGTCTAGATGGGTTCAGACTTGAGAATGTTACCTCAACAAATTCCGTTTATGGCCTAACTGGGTACTCTGTAATGAGAACTCCATATGCAAAAACAATTATTAAGTCAGCAAATACAACAAACTACATTGAGTTTAGATTTGGTTTGGATGTGCTATAGTGGCAGATGCAGGCATTAAAAATGTTATAGTTAAAAAAGAACTTTTGGGAAAAGTCTCATCAGAAAATGGCAGAGTTATAAGGTTTAGACTTGTTGCAGAAGATAAGAATAGAAAGTCTGCTTGGTCTCAGATCTTTATGATCAATGGACAGTTTGTTCA